TTGTCCAGACACTTGCAAAGGTGGATCAAATGGCAAAATATAAAATTATTGGTAATAAAAAAGTAATGGATAAAGAAAAAGGTCAAATCGTTACTATTGAAGATGAAAATGTTGCTAAGTCATTAATGAAAGGTGGACATATTGAACCTACTACAATTAAGAAAAAACGTGCTAGAAAAAAAGACGGCACATTTATTAAAGATGACAAAAATACACCAAACATTAATGAAGCGTGGGAAGTAGATAATGGCTAAATTTGTATTTAATGACGGTAAAGTTTTTAGTGGTGGTTACGATTTATCAAGCCATATTACAAGTGTAAACCTAGACATAACAGCTGAAGAACTAGACGCAACAACAATCAATAGTGGTGGTTTTAGATCTAAACTAGGTGGATTAAAAGATAGCACATTATCAATGGACGGTTTTTATGAAGCAGGGGCAAACAAACCAGACGCTTTACTTGGTGCGTCAATAGGCAACGAATTAATTGTTACAACAGTACCAGACGCAGGTGTAGGCAATACAGCTTATTTTATGAAGTCAAGATTATTTAGTTATCAAATGTTTGGTGCAGTAGGCGAAATAGCACCATTTAGCATTTCTAAATCACAATCAGATGATGAGGTAGTACAAGGCAAAATAGAAATAGACGGTGCATTAACAGCTTCTGGTAATTCAACCGGGGTACAGTTAGGTGCAGTTGGTGCAACAGAAAAAGTTTATGTAGCTATACATTGTACAGCTGTTAGTGGTACATCAACACCAACAGTAACTTTTAAATTACAATCAGATGACAATTCAAGTTTTACAAGTCCAACAGATCGTATAACATTTAGCAACATAACTGCAATAGGTGCAGATTACCAAAGTGCAGCAGGTGCAATAACAGATACTTATTACAGACTTAACTACACAATATCTGGAACTAATCCAAGTTTTTCTATTCACGCAACAATCGGCATAGAATAACACACACAACTTAACTCTTTTAGTTAACTATAAAATTAAGTTTGAAAGGAGTTTACATTGGCAAAATTTGTTTTAACAGACGCAAGTGTTGTACTAAATAGCGTGGACTTATCAGATCACGTTTCAAGTGTTACATTAGATATTACAGCTGATGAAATCGTTACAACAGCTATGGGTGATACATTTCAATCCAGAACTGGTGGTTTAAAAGACGGAACACTATCAATAGAGTTTCAACAAGATTTCGCAAGTAGTGAAGTGGACGCAACATTATTTCCATTGCTAGGTTCAACAACAGCTTTTGTTGTAAAACCAACAAGTGGATCAGTTAGTGCTACTAACCCAAGTTATTCTGGTAATGTTTTAGTAAATCAACACTTACCAGTTTCAAATGGCGTTGGCGAACTTGCAACTATGTCTGTATCGTTTCCAACAAGTGGAACAATTACTAGGGCAACTTCTTAGTAATAGCAACATATATAAATCAGAAAGGTTAAAATAACATTATGAACTCAGGTTACATAATTGAATATCAAGACGGAAAAAAAATTGAAGCTGATATTAGACCAGTTGATTTAGTTGGTTTTGAACGACAATTTGGCGTTGGTTTTGGTGTCTTAGCTGATCCAAAGGAAGCACGTTATGAACACGCTGCATACTTGGCTTGGCTAGGTGCCAAACGTAAGGGTGAAACTGATAATTTTGATGACTTCCTTAATAAGGTAGAAACTATTAAGGAGTTTTCAAGTGATACCCCAAAAGCCAAGTAATAGATTTGATTGCCACTATTAGTGTGCAAACAGGTCTAAGTCCAAACGAATTAATGAATAGCGATTTAGAATTAATAACTGCTATCGCTGATGTATTAAAGGTAAAATATGGCAACCATTGAACAAATGGGCAGAGGTAGAACGTTAAACGTTACTGGTGCTGTTGGTGTCGCTGGTTTAAATGAACTATTACGTGATTTTAAAAAACTAGATAAAGAGATAAATAAAACAATACGTAGAGTTAATAAATCAATAGCAGATGAAGTTTCAAATGACGCTATTAAACTTGGTAAACAACAAAATGTAGGTGGCAGACCAGTACACCGTAGGGATCGTGGTGTTAAAGGTATTAAAAGTCGTGCAAGACAAAACCAAGCAAGTATAGAATTACAAGGCCATAGAAATGACGCAGTTTTATCATTAGAATTTGGTCGTATTTACCAACCAGTCCCGGTAAACACAAACAAAGGACAGCGTTACAGATATTACCCACTTGGATTACTAGGAACATTGCCAAGATCAAGACCGGGTGCAGGGCGTTTATATAGACGTTTTGTTGGCGATAAAGCATTTCAAACAGGTTTCGGTGGTTACGTTGTTGGTAAAACAATAAGAAACGCACTACCACAAATACAAGAAGAATATTTAGAAAGAGTTTTTAAAGAAATACAAAATACATTACAAATGGCAAAAGTAGTAGATATACCAATAAGATTATCAACAACTGGTAAAACTGGATTAGTTAAAGTAAGGAAAGCAGCGTAATGGCAGAAAAAAGATTAAGGTATGCGTTTATTGGGGACGCTGATAGCTTACTTAGATCAATACGTAAATCAGATACAGCATTAGGAAAATTTAGTAGATCAGTTGGCAAAGTAGGTAGTGCAGCTGTTACCGGATTTGGTATTGTCGGTGCAGCAGCAACAGCAGCAGGTCTAGCAGCTATAAAAACTGCTTCAGACGCAACAGAAGCAGGAACTGCATTTGACGTTACATTTGGTGAAAGTGTAAAAAACTTAACACCATTTATTGATGAATTTGCAAATAAAGCTGGTTTAGCAAGTTTTGAATTACAAGATTTACTTAAAACAACTGGTCAAGTTACACAAGGTATTGGTTTTACGCAAGAAGAAAGTGCAAAGCTATCACAAGAACTTGCAATACTTGCTGGTGATGTAGCTGCATTTAACAACGTACAAGGTGGTGCACAACCTGTAATAGAAAGTTTTACCAAAGCATTATTGGGGGAACGAGAGAGTTTGGCCACGTATGGTGTCAAGATTTTGGAAGCAGAGGTTCAAACAAGGGCATTTTTACAAACAGGAAAAAGTAACGCAAAACAATTAACCGTTCAAGAAAAAGCACTTGCGACACTTTCGTTGATCCAAGACAAAGCAGCAGTTACACAAGGTTACTTAAATGATGAAAGCGAAAGTTTTGCTGGTAGGTTAAACAAAGTAAAAGGTGAATTAAGAGAAGTACAAGCAGAACTAGGTGAACAATTACTACCTATTGCAACCGATTTACTTCCAGTTGTAAGTGATTTAGTTAAATCATTTGCAACAGGTTTTGCACCAGTAATGAAAGAACTTGCACCAATAATACAAAGGGTTGCTGATTTATTTAGTGTACTTGCACCAGTATTACTTCCAATTATGGAAAAAGGTTTTGCAGCACTTGGTAAAGTCTTAGATATTGTTGTTGGTGCAGTAGAAATGGGTGTAGATGTAGTAGAAAAATTTAATACTACAACAGAAAAAGCAACCGGGGTAACTACAAGTTTTGGAGTTGTGCAAAAAGATTTAGGTGATAAATTTTTAGGTACTGCAAGTAATGCACAAGAATTAGTTGATAAAGAAAAAGCACTAGAATTACAAAATCAACGTGGTGCTGCTATGGCAAAACATTATGCTGATTTATATAAAAATGATGTAATACCTACAAAAGTAGACGCAAGAAATGCAATAGAACGTGAACAAGATATGTTGCAAAGTTTAATTAAAGAACAACAAGAAGCGTCAAGAGTAGCAAGAGAAGAAGCAGAAGCAATACAAAAAGATTTAATACCTAGTTTAAATTCATTACAAAGTGCTAGATCAAGCATAACTGCAATACTTGACAGAGAAAAATCAGCTACACGTGCATTACAACAAGCAAAAGAAGATTTAGTAGATATAAACAAATCCTTATTAGATATTGATGAAACTATTGCTATGGCTAATGATGATTTAGCAAATGCCAATCAAGATGTAAAAAATAAAGAAGAAGCATTAACTAAAGCAAAAGAAAAAGCCAAAGAAGTTACAGCTGAAGAACGTTTGGCAATACTTAGACAAGTGGAAGCAATAGAACGTTTAACTGATGAACAAGACGGTAGTGAAATTAAAACACTTGAACTACAACTTGCACAACAACGTTTAAATGAATTACGTGATGAAGCTGTTGGATCAGACAGAAATGTAGAAGAAGCAGAACGTGATTTGGCAGACGCACAACGTGAGGCAGAAAATGTAGCTAAACGTATAAATGATTTACTAGAACGTAAAGAAGAACTTAGACAAAAAGAAATAGAAGCCACAGATAAAGTAAAAGAAAAACAAGAAGATTTAAATGATGTTTCTACTAAAAATATAGACGTAATGCTGCGACTTGCTGAAGCACAAGAAAAATACAATGAAGCATTAGAAAAACTATCAGACGGCAAGTATGAAATGGCACTTGAAAAAATTGCAGGTTTAGCCGGACAAGCTATTGAAACAGTAAGTGGTATTGGTATGGGTACTACATCAACTGCTAAAACTATAACAGATACAATACCAAAAGTAGTAAAAGATGTTGCAGCAGTTGCACCTACTGTAACAGCTGATCCAACACGTGGTGCAGCTAAAATAGCAGCTATGGGTGGTAAAGGTACATTTGGTGAACCTAATGTTACAGTAAATTTTAACGGTACAGTTACTAACCCACAACAAGCCAAAGATGTTGTCGTACAAGGACTAAAAGAATTTAATCGTACAGAGGGTGCGTTAAATAGGGTAATTACAATAGAGTAATGTCAGCACCAACAGTACGTGTTCGCATAGGTTTTACACAAAATACATTTACATTAGACGATTTAGTGCGTGGTGTGTTAGATAGTGCAGAACTAGGTGGTGCTACACCACTTACAGATGTTACAGCTGATGTGCAAAGTGTAAGTATTAATCGTGGTAGATCAAGGGACACAGATAGCTTTTTTGCAGGTAGTTGTTCAGTAAGACTATTAAACAATGCACGTAAATACGAAAA